TTGAGTCTATTGGAAAGCGCTAAAGAGAGTGTAAAAGAAACTGCTCGTAAAGATGCCGAATTCATAAAACTTGAATGCTTAAAACATGAAATGAAGTCTGATGTTATATCAATGATATCTGAAGAAAAACAAACTTTAAAACAATATAATGATGACTTTGAAGCCTTAGTTCAAGCTATATTTAAATTAAAAGGGACCTTAATATTTGGATTTGAAGGTAAAACAGCTGACGCTATGGTCGAAACAATGGGTAAATATCATTCAAAGGTCGTCGAAGATCAAAAAGCAATTGAATCTTGTATTCGTAGTTGTAAAACCTATGATGGATGGCTCTAATAATATCTTTAACTGTATTTAAGACTTTAAAATAATTTAAAGACGCCATAATATTCGGCGTCTTCTTTTTACTCCTCAAATCTACCTAATATCATCAATATGAAACTCTGCATTCGGATATAGTTTACTTAACTTTTCTATATCTCTCTCATTCTTTTTCTTCATCTTCTCCAATACTATCAATAAACACTGGTGTAGCTACATTCAAGTCTACTTTCTCAGTGAATAAGCTGTGGTATCTACCGAGTAAATCGCGAGCTTTCATGCGATCACTAGGCTTGATAGGTACATCTACTGTTTCCACATGCTCATTATATACGAGGTTCATTCTTCCCGTGTCTGGGTTTCGTTCAAAAGTACCTTTCTTTACTATAGCTTCTTTAGTTTCCGTCTCGTCACCTATTGCTGCTTGAGTTAATAAATACAGTAACTCTTTGGCTGATAAAATAGTATCGTCCATAATCTCGTCTTTCTTACTTTTAATATATTCGTCTACTTTATCTTTACGTAGTAATCGACTACCTGTTACATGTGCACTATTGGGGCTATATCCTGCCTTTATAGCGCTTTGAGTAACGTTGAGTGTCTTTATATACTCATTCGCAAAACGTTCTTGTTTTGGCGTTAATTTGTCCATATCATCACTCCTTATAACTAGAATGAGCCTACCCATTTAAGGATAGGCAAATTGTTTAATTATCTTCGATTGTTACTTTGTTTCACTTCATCAATCGCATTTTTATAACGTTCAGTAAGTGGTTTAATTTCAACGCCACCATACTGTTCATTCTTAGTAATAACTACACCAGTTTTAGCCATTCCTGTTTGGTTAATGACGCTATATTCAAACATTAAGTTCTTGTATTCTTCGTTTGTAGTGTATGGATATAAAACACCTTGTTTTAATTCCTCGAGTTTAAATGCAACTTGACGTTGTTGTGATTCGTTTAATTGATTGTCATATTTTTGTTGCAACAAACTTAATTCATAAATATCAGTATTCGTTACATCTTTACTATTGATATAGTCTACAATCTCACTATCGTTATAGAATGATAATCTAGCTTCTAAATTCTGACGTTTAATAATTTCGGTTTGTGGATCTTTAACACTATCTTGTTGACTTTCTTTCTCAATCTCATTACAGCGTTGCTCTATTTCATTTAATCTATCTGTAGCAAACTGTTTGAATTTATTTTCTAGTTCAGTAACTTTAGGCTTTTGTTGTTCGTCTATAGCCTCTAAACGATAGCCTTGCTTGTATAAACGCTTAGTGTCTTCGATTAATTTATTTACTTCATCTAATAAATCTTTATACTTTCTGTTATCGAATAATACACTCCATACGTCTTGTGATGTACCTTGATAAGTAGTTGTTGTCATAATATATACCTCTTTCTGTTTAATTAGCTTGTAATAGCTTTTCTTGTCTTTCTTGTTTCATACGTGCTTTAATTCTTTCTTTTCGTGCCTTACCTTCTGCCCTACGTCGCTCTTTATCAGCTTTAATTTCTTCTTGTATAGCAGTATTTCTATTATTCTTATCTTTACTATCTATGTGGCTTATATCCTCGCATATGCGTAATATAAGGCTCTCATCAGCTAATACGTCATCTCTTTGATACCTCTTTATCTGACGTTGTTCACTTTCACTATAGTTAGATAGTATTATGTTAAACTTCTTTAAATCATGGTTAGATTTATGCTTAAATTTTTCTAGCTTCTCACGTTCTTCGATAATACTTAATGCCAAATCTTCTATGTGGTTTGATTCATAGGACAACTGCATAGTGTATGGATCAATAAACATTCTTGGATAATGTAAAGCGTACATATCATCAATGCGTTGTTCCCATTTATCAAACTCACTTTTTAAGAATGCAGCATTGTACTTAGTTTTGAGTTGAATAACAGCATATCTTTGTCCTACTCCCAAATGCTACACCTCTTACACGCTTAGTTTTTGAAGTACATCTAATCTTGCTTGTGTTCCTAACATTTGACGTTTGACACTGTAAATAGCTTGTTTCTTATCATCTTCATTTCTGATAATGAAATAGCCTCTAGAATCTTTCTTATAGCTATAACCTACTGGATATTGATAGTTAATAATTAAGCTAGTAATAACTTGTGTTAGCCATCTATCATTGGCTTTATTTAGGGGATAACCTAGTTGATTCAATATCTTAGTCTTAGTTACATACTTTTCATTTGAGTTCTGAATTATGTCATAAACTCTTAAATATTCGTTTGGTACAGATTGATTTTTATTTAATGTATCTATCATGTTTTATTCCTCGTTTTATTTAGTATTCCCTTTCTGTTTACTAACTCCCTAAAACGGTACTGATACATTCAATTTTTCTCCACACTCTAATTATATCAAAATTACACTAAAAACACAAACTTATGTTCCTGTTTTAACTCATTTTATTTTTTTACTTAACAATCCTAATAAACATTGAATTAACAACTTTTATAAGTGTTTTTCATATACTATCACACACTACGACACAAGAACATATGTTCTAATTAATTTGCATTTTAACCCCTCATGAAAATTAAGCGCTTAGCTTTTTTTAGTTTTTATATGGGAGCCACACACTACATGTGACTCCTTATTAACCTACTTACTCACACTATAGTACGATTCTTTCAACTCACTTAACTTACGCTCTAACGTCTTGTAATCGTCTTGTGTAGCGTTCTCATCTTGTACAAATGCAGTAACCAATTTCAAGCCCTCAACTAGCTCACTTGCAGGTTCATTAATCCCAGTAGCTAATTGATATAATATTTCGATATTACCTATCACATCAGCATTACTAGACTGAACACCCTCAAGTTCTTCAACATTTAATCCACTCTCAATATAAGTGAACATATCTGTGTTGTTACTTTCTGAGAATGTTTGTAGTCCATACATGAAATATTCATCTTCGAATAATTGACTTGCCATCATATCACTAATAGATAGGCGCTTATCATCGTGTATTTCAAAACCGTTATAATATCCCTCAATACTTCTTATTAGCCCCTCTGTGTGCTTACTAGACGCTAATTCAAATGACTTTCTCACTTTGCAATCTTTAATATATACATGACCGAATAGCTTTCCGTTCATCATCACATAAACTATATCAAACGGATCATTATATATTTTAAAAGCGAAGTGGTTATCTCTACTGCTCTCTAACAATCCTGTGTAGTACCTTAATAACGTAGCTGCTCTTGTTTCAAATTGATTTGCGATTATTTCTATGTTCATTATGATTTATCTCCTTCATTTTTTGTTTTACTGAATTGTTCAAATTCACCTGTCTTGGGATTAAATTTTTTAATATAACGAGCAGGAGCCTTATCAATACATCCCATATCATCACTGTCATAGAAATTAATATGGTGTGCTTTTGTTAAAGCCATACATACGATTGGCGAATACCATATTTCTTCATCATCTATATATTCAACAAATAAATTCTCTGGTGCTGGTATAAGTTGAATCGGAGCATCATAGTCCAGTCGGCTATATATTTCATCTTTTTTATTCACTTTAAACGCACTCCATTTCTTTCTTACAAATATTAAATGCAACAGGCAACCAATGATCTGTTTTAATATATTTAGACTTCACTATCGGTAAGTCCAACCCTTTACCATCAACTAGATAAATAATTGGTGGACAAATATCCATCTCAATTAATCCATCTCGTTTAAGTTCAGCAATAATATTAAACGCTTCTTGGTTCCATCCAATCCAAAACACTATATTTGGATGTTGGCCACTTGTATATGCTCCATCACCTTTATAATTAAAGTTATTTTCTTCAAATACATTTTCTATTTCTACAAAAGTAGTTCCATCGTGTGATTTTATATATTCTAAAATTTTTGATTTTAATTCATTCTTATTCATTTTCTTCCTCCTAAAATTGTATAGGTGTCCCACTGTCTTATTTGCATTGTTTTTTAGGACACGCAAAGACACCCTTCAATCCTCACTCCCTCAAGGGGTTTGATTAATCTGTCTTACTGTCTCCCTACTTACTACCTATATATCTATATTTCGTACTTTGTATATATATTCTGTAAAACTTTTAACTAAAAACTATCAAGACACCAAGACACTTATAGCATGGCATTACTGCCACAAGGGATTAAAGGTGTCTTAAACCTGTCTTATAAGTGTCTTACTGTCCTAAAATTTATGACGATTCGACTTTAAGTTCCTTATAGTAAGAAGATAAATCTATGCTAAAACCATACTGCTTGCCTATGCCTTCACCATATCGCGTTTGCTTTTTCACTGTGCTACAATATCGTGTATTTCTTAACGCTTTATCAATCTTTCTTAAATGATGTTGTTGTGGTTGGTCATCTCGTTTCATCATCACTTTCCAAATTTCCATACTACATACTTTGTCACGCCATACATAAGCACCTGGTTTTGTATTTGGTAATTCAATTAATTTACCGTCACCATATAATTTAATGTAATCTTGGTCTATAACATCGTGAGCAGATATTCTTTTTTCTTCTAATGTTCTATACCAATAGTCAGATGGAATAGGACGCTCAAGAAATTCTTCAATTTCACCGACTAAAGCATCTTTTTCAGAATGTTCTTCTTGGACTTTCAATGCTGTTTCACTAGCTTCTTTATCTAACAACAATGCTTTATCCGTTGGATCATCATCAAAATAAACTTTAGCTTCAGCAAACATTTGTTGAACAATGTCTTGTGTTAAATCGTCAAACGGACTTTTAGTTGCTTTATTTTTATCTGTCGTAATAGGAAAGAAACGACGGTTACCTGTTTGGTCTTTTAGAAATTCATAATTATTTGTCGTACCTATAAACACACATTGGCGTGGATGTCGCTCAATACGTTTACCGTATGAAGCTCTATAAATATCTACAATCGCACTAATGAAACTTTTAATATCTTCAATAGTAGACTTTTGAAATGCTGCGAGCTCTTCTATCTCACACAACCAGGAACCTTGTATTTTTTTATAGGACTCATCACCTTTAAACGTTTTTAAACTTTGGTTATACCAATGACCACCTAATTTACTTACTGTCGTAGATTTGCCATCACCTTGCCCGCCATATAAAATAATCATGGAATCGTATTTGATACCAGGTTGATAAATTCTAGCAACCGCACCCATCATCCACTTTTTAGTCACTTCACGATTGTAGTGATTATCTTCGGCACCTAAATAATCAATAAATAATGTTTCAATTCGCTTATTGCCATCCCATGTTTTAGATTCAATCATGGACTTAATAGGATGAAATTTATTATGATAAGATTCTTTTTCAATGACACTATCCATAATGTCACGACTAAATTGCACATTATAATATCTATCTATATGAGAAATGACATGAGTTGTATCAATATCGGCCCAATAATAATTATTATCATCGTTGGTACGCCAATATGGTAGACGTTTTAGTTTAGTAATTTTTTCAAAGGAATCGTATTGTACTAACCCTTTTAAACTTTCATCATTTTCCATTATTAATTCTGCGTTTGCAGTGGTCTTTTTAAGGGCTTGTGTTGTGGCTGATCGTCTTAATTTACTACGCCAATCATCACTATTGGCCAAATAATTATTTTCATCAATCAACTCAAATACTTCTTCTTTGGTTACATCTTCCAAATAAAAACCTCCTTACTTATTCTTACTATCTTTCTTCAAAATGCTTTTGAATGTACGATTAACTTCCTTTTGTTCAATTGGTGGCCTGCAGGTCATCGCCCATGCACTTACTAATCCATACACTAGGTTAGCATCCACATAACGACGCAATAAGTAACCTGTCAAAGAAGCTAATGTTTGATTACGCTCACCTTTACCAACGCCAAAAGCAATTTCACGCCAATACGCACTGTCACGTTTTTTAAATTGATTTGAATAATTCACTGTTATAGGTTCGTCTTTAACAGCCATCTTGTTTAATTCTTCAATGGTAATTGCTGGCGCATCATTATATTTAAAAATGTAAATTGAACCCTTTGATTTTTTTACTGGTAAGGCCATAGCTTGTGATGGTACAAAACTAGCTTCATCTACTGGATAACCAATATAACGTGCTAATCCATTTGAATACTTCCGATAATCTGATGCACTCATTGGTTCATTTAAAGGTACTATAAGACGAATACGAGGGTTTTCAACAGTATATGAATACGTTGTATGAAACACCCAAGATACATGTTCCAATTTAGCTTTCAGCACTTCATATAGACCTTTAAAATCTTTGATTTCGTCATAGTCCAATGTAATAGCAGTTCGATTGATTAAAGTTTGATCACTACGATATTTACTAATAGTTTGATTATCTTTTTCAACATCTTCAAAATCACCATATACACATAAACCACGTATATATTTATCTGAGTTGATTCTTGGTGTTTGTAGTTTATCTAACCACTTAGACCATTCACATAAGCCAGAACCATTACATGAATTTGAATACAAATTTTTATATTGAACAATTTGAATTTTAAAATCGTTATTTAATTTCACATTTTGAAAATCCAATTTTTGGCCTCCATTTATTACAAACAAAAGGACAAAGATGTTATAATAAATATGTGCAATTTCTTAATTGCCCTTTTGATTGTTAATTATTAATTTTCTATGCGTTATCTGATTCTGTCGCCAAACTTACATCAGATGCGCATTTTTCTATGCATTCATTTATTTCTAGAACTGTATTTTTTACATCGTCTGAAATACTTTTTAAAATCGATAATACAATGTAATTAAAGTCTTGAAACTCTCTAGCGTGGTTAGCCAAAAAAGGATTACCATTCTTTTTAAAAGTTTGTTCTGCTACTTCGTCAGTAGTAAGACGATCACAAATTAAATTTTGCATAATTCCTATTTTCCTTTCTAAATCTGCACCGTTTATTTCATCTTTAATTATTTCCAAATAATTCATTATTCTGCGTCCTCCACTTCAACACCTGGATAAACTTCATATTCTTCATCGTATTCATCATGAAACTTATTCATATTAACAAAAATTCGTGCTTCATCTTCAACAGTTAACCCATGTAATACTTCAGCAGGACATTCTACATAACTTAGATGTTTAAGCGCTTCAACTCGACGAATACCATCAATAATATATAGTCCATCTTCTCTCGCACTAACTGTGATATATCCAATTGCAAGTCTTTCAAAATTTTCAATTATACCATCTGCACCAGGATTATCTAAAGAACGATAACTATAATCCACTTTCAAATCATTAATTTTTACTGTTTCAATTTTTTTATTCATTTTTCCATTCTCCTTATTGATATTAAAATTTTTCTCTAACTCTTGGACTGCCCATTTCATTATTAATTCAAGATGTTTTTCTCGATTAATTTGTGAAACTACTTCGTGACCGTCTTTAAACTCGGTGTGCTCATAACTTTCAAAGTGATTATAAATACTTGTTTTAAGTTGATATTTTACGTGTTCTAATACATCAATTTGTTCTTGATTCATTTTATTAATCCTCCTTTTTGCATTCGTACTTGTCAACAATTGGTAATGTTAAAGTTTGTATTAGTGCAGTTATTGCAATCCCATGAATAAAATCAATACTGTATGCGTATAAACAACCAATTGTTATAGCTAGTATAGAAATCAAAATATATAGTTTCATTAATCTTCAACCCCTTTAAGAATTCACTTTAATTGATGTACTAAAAAGCTCGTCTATTGGCTTATCGAATAATTCACTTAACTTTCTAGCCTCTGACATAGTAAAATCTGCATCTTTACCAATGATCTTTAAACTAAATCTTTGTGGGCTTATACATAGTAACTTTGCTAATTGCTTTTGGGTATATCCCATTTCTTTGTAACAGATGTATAAATTCCAATATTTAATTTTTTGCATAATTTTTATCCTCCAGTATTTCTATACCAAAAAAATCATTTGGGGTAATATTGAAATAGTCACACAAAACCATAATAGTTTTGGTATCTGGGTTTTTACTTTTTTCATGATACAGATTGTACAAAGTGGTGGGGGAAATCCCCGTCCTTTCACTCAAAGATATTACAGACTCTTTTCTTTCTCCCAAAAGAACGCTTAATTTATTTTTCATATAACTAACCTCCTTAAAAGAATATCTGTAACCAATATGGTGTATTTAATAACCACCTTATTGGTTATATCTATATATTAAGCTCTTTTTATTCTTCTGTCAACAGTATACTGTTTATTTTAATTACTCTATTGGTTATAATATGATTGAAAGGAGTTAAAAAAATGATAATTACATCAAATTTAAAAGTGAAAATGGCAGAATTTAACTATTCAATTAAAGATGTTCATGACAAAACCAAACTATCTAGAACAACAATCTCAAATTTATATAACAATTATAGTGATGGTATTAAAATTGATACATTAGAAAAGTTGTGTACTTTGTTCAATTGCACGCCAAATGATTTATTTAAAATCACTTATTTAGATATAGAAGATATAAAATTTGAAAAATTAAATAGTGTTTATAGCCTGAATGAAGATCGTTCATACAATGAATCTGACAAAATAAGTTTTTATAAAGCTTTTATCCAATTGAAAGTAGATAAAATACCTTACTCAATTGAATTAAGATTAATTGTGGAACCATCAAATACTTATAGCGATACAGGCATAGAAACAGGAATATTAAAGCTCGAAGAATATGAAAATGATTTTATTGGCGAAAAACTAAACACAACCGGCTTGGTTAGTGTGGCATTAAGCAATAAAATCGAAGAGATTATATTAAATGAATTTACAAAAAATAATAAAGATTATGATTTAATTGAAGAAGTTGAATATACATTTAAGTAGGTGATTACCATAGAACACAACTTAAACCTATCCCACAATATATATAAAGACGTAAAACGTGGTACTTATTACTTTCGTATTAAATACTATGATAAGAAGAATCAACGTAAAGAAATTAAAAAGAGTGGCTTCAAACAACGTAAGGAAGCGTTGAAGAAATGTAATGAAATTATGGACGAATTAGAGGGTGTAGGACAGATAAACAAACTGCCCTTTGATAAGCTCGTAGATGAGTATATAGAGTGGTATTCTGCACGTCGCAAGTCATCAAGTGTAAAAGCATTAAAGACACATACAAACAACCATTTGCTACCTTATTTTAAGTCTATGGATGTCTTTAATATGACTACACAGGATGTTATGAAGTTTCAGAATACGAAGTTAAAAGAGGGACACTCTGGAGAGTACCTAAAGAAAATGCACGTGTTCTTAGTATCATTACTTAACCATGCTATGAAGTTTCATGATCTAAAGCAAAATGTAGCCTCTCTAGTAGGTAACTTTGAAATCGAATCAAATAAGCGTTTGAACTATTGGACATTAGAACAATTCAATCAATTCTATGAAGTTTTAGCTACACAACAGCAAAAGTTATTCTTTAAGCTACTGTTTTACTCTGGTGCACGTAAGGGCGAAATTAGAGCCCTCACATGGCGTGATATTAACTATGATGATGAGTTCATACATATAAATAAAACAGACTATCACGGTGAAGTAACAGCCCCTAAAACAAAAGCAGCAATACGTGATATATACTTGCCTGCTCATATGATGAATGACATAAAAGAATATTTAAAATGGTACAAAGAAAACAATGTATATAAAGATGATTATGTATTATTCGGTACATTCTTCAAAGCATACAGTGAATCAACTATAGAGCGTTGGTTTACCACTGCATTAAAAGTGTTAGATGAGCAACTGCCAGACGGTCAGACATTCCCTAGAATTGTAATTCATGAGTTAAGACATAGCCATGCGTCTATGCTAGTCAATCACGGTGCAAGTATCATGGTAATAGCACAGCGTTTAGGTCATGCTGATAGTAATGAAGTATATAACCGATACGGTCATTTGTACCCCAGTACACAGAAAGAAATAGTAAAATATTTATGAGGTGATTTATGAAAAAAATTCCGTATAAATACTGGATAATAATTGTAGTATTCTTTGGTTCACTTGCATTTTCTAAAAACTTCAGATCATATATTGTCAGTCATCATATTGATTTGTTAAAAATTATAACACCTATGTTAATTGCTTATTTAGTATATAAATACACAACAGATAATCATAAGAGAACCTTATTAAATGAATTAGATTCCAAATCAGAATGGAGAAAGACCTTATTTACTATTGCAGGTAAAAAGAAAATAAAAATCAAAGACGTTTATCAATTAAGAGCAAGTTTAAGGTTTACACATAAAAATGAAAGCGAATATCTAAATAATGACTATTTTGATAATATGAATATACTTATTATAAAATATTGCGAGAAAATAATTAATAAAGATTTAATATTAAAAGATGACTTAATATTAAATAATAATTCACAAGAAACTATTAGACTATTTTGCAGATACATGTTAGCTGATCATTGGGAAAAAAATCAAAATAAAGATTTTAAATTTAATAATCCTGAAAAAGAAATTGAACTATGTAACTACACACTTAATAAATTTTTATTAATAAATTCCATATCGTTTAATGATAAAAATACTAAAAATAACTTCTTCAATTTATTTAATGATGTCAAAATATATATTAAGACAATGACACCCTAA